ATGACTAACAAGCTCTTAGAAAGGCTTAGAAATAAATAACAAATAATGCTTGACAGCTAACAAAATAGGAGTAAAATACTTTTAAAGTTTAAAACATATATATAAAAATTATTTTTAATTTATTTATATATTCTTTTTAAAATTTTAAAAAAGTATAATAATAGTATGACACAATATAATGATGTAGTAGAACTACAGAAAATAAAATTAGAAGAAGAACAACTTGATAAAGATATAAACTTTATAGAGGTTAGTTATGAGAACGGTAAATGGTATAGAGAAATAACAGGCTACAAAAGTGGTAGACGAGTTATAAAATATAACGACAAAAGAAAAAAGGAGAAGGTAACTTATGAATAAACAAACCATAGTGATAGGTATGTTAGTGGTAGGGACATTTGCTTTGTCTTGTTACACAGTAATTAGTAACGACAACGAAATGAAAAATCTTAGTAGACAAATGTACAAACTTAAACAAGAACAATCAACAGTAGCTAATAAGATAGATGCTTTGTTTGATAACTATAGTGCTATTGATAACGCATTAAGTTTCTATGAAGCTGATACCAATATGAACTTAGAGCAGATAAGGGAAACTCTGCTTGTGTTAGACGAGCTTGGAACAACTGATACTATGTTAATGAGTAGGCTTGAAAGAATACAAGACACACAAGAAGTACAAGGACAAGAGTTGTTAAATGTTAAAGAAGAATACTCAGCAACAGGTGGCTTTGGAGTGCTAACAGGTGAGATTGCTTTGGGTACTATGCCTGAACCAACTGAGATTGTTGAAACTCCTATAGCTGTAGTAGAAGAGCCAGAGCCAGAGGTTATTGAAGAGCCTGTAGTAGAGCCTATAGTTTACTCATGCCCTCGTCCTGATAGGTCTGTGGACTTTGGAAGCTTTATAAGTAAGATACCCTTTAGCAGAGACACTAGGTTTAGTGTAGCTTTTGATATACAAAATCAAGAGATTGTAAATGTAGAGTTCTCTAAAAGATTGAACAGTAAACTAACTAAAGCTGTAGTTAAATATCTTGACAAGTCTTTGACAAAAGATAATGATGTTAAGGATTGCAGTTTACCATTTGCAATAGAGGTATAAGATGGCACCAGATATAATAGCCTTTATAGTTATAGGTTCTTTTGCAACCTTCTGTATTGTTGGGATGATGTTACTATTGATAGATAGTGAGAAAAGATTTAATGAAAAAAATAATAACAGATAAAGAAAATTTTAGAAGGCTAACGCCTGATGAATATAGAATGTTTGATATGTGGGTAGCTAAAAACAATCAAGCATTATATGATAACAAGATTGCATACGAGACAAGGTGGGACAAAGACCAATACTTTTATGTGAGATTGTTAGATGAAAGTTTAATATCTTTTGATGAGATATTACTTGACAGTTAGGGCTAGTGGTGGTTTAATAGCCACATGTTTTCAAAGGTATGTCCAAAGGTGTAGCCCTCAACTAACCTTCCTGAACCTAAAGACATACGATTTAATCGTGCGAGTTTCTAGTCTCGTGCCACAAAAACTAGACTAAGTTTTACAAGGTGTTCGAGCTACTGTAAAAACTTCTCTGGAACGATTAGGTCGCCTTGAAGAAGTTGTAGATGAAATGGGATGAGAACTAAACCGATTACCTTCCCTTGTGAATATAGTCAGCCATTGGGTGCGAGAAGGTTATCCCAAGAAGTGACTTTAAACTACTAGACCTTCAAGTGCTAGGCATCACTTTAAAGTGCCTCTTTTAACACGAGGGTTATCAATGAATCTATATTTTAAATCAACAACACTAGACAAAGAGATAGCTTGGACATGGAAAGACATGGACAAAGCTTACTGGGATACTTGGACACCTAAGAAGTCTGATATAAAAATCATTACAAGACTTAACAAAGAACAAAAACAACAAGCACTTGATGAGTTATGGGAAGACTTGCAAGGTGCTATACAATTTACACGCGATAGAAACAACGCAAGACGCAGAGAGAAAAGACTTGCTTCTAAAAAGTAGGCGTGGTATAATCTTTAAACTTAATACAACCTATGGAGGAAACCAATATGTATGAGTATGTAGAAGGAAAAGCTATGTGGGCTAATGTCAGCACACCAAACACTAAGTTTGAACCACATAAGTATGGAATTGTGGTGTTGACTGATGAAGATACTGCTAGTAGACTAGAGGGTCTTGGGTTATCAAGGGTTAGAACCAGAGATGGTCAAGCCAAGTATGATGAACCGGCATTCTCTTTTTCTAGAAAAGTAGAGAAGCATGATGGGACAACTAACTCTGCTCCTAAATTACTTGACGGTGAAGGTAATGATATGGATGTTAGTGTTGGTAACGGCTCTGGTGTTACTGTGAAGATTAAACCTTACACAGGAAAGTACGGTACGTTTGCTGAGTTAATAGCAGTAAAGGTTACTGATTTAATTGAATACTCTGAGAGTAGCTCAGATGATAACGAGGAATTTTAATAATGATAATTACTATTACTAAAGATGATGGACAGGTAGTATACGATACTACTATGATTGAAGATGCTCAAGCTAGAGCCAACGCTGATATCTCTATCAGTAAGATTGGAACTCTTAATGTAGTTCTTGAAGCACTTAATTTTGCTTCAGGTACACATCAAAATAATCTTGAACAACTACTACAAAATGCTGAAGAAGCTGTAGTAGAAACACCAGAAGGCGATGAGCCTGAAGGAGATACAGAAGAAGTAGAAGAAGTAGCTGAAGAAGATTCAACAGAAGAATCCTAATAGCATAAATGAGGGCTAACATGGATAAGACGTGGGATAAACTACATCAACCTTGTCCACTTTGTAACAGTAGTGATGCTGTTGGAATCAACGAAGATGATTCAGCAAAGTGTTTCAGTTGTGGTGAGTTCATGCCAAGTTATACCAATGCATGTGGAGGAAAGGATATGCAAACAGCAACAGTAACACCGACCAAGAAACCTGATATGGTAGATGAAGGGAAATTTTCACCTCTTACAGATAGGAAAATATCTCAAGCAACTGCTACTAAGTATGGAGTTAAATGCGTACATGACCTACAAGGAAATGTAGTTAAGCATTTGTACCCATATTATAATGGGCATGAGTTATCAGCTACCAAATATCGTAACGTAAAAACCAAAGACTTCTTTGTCTCTGGAACTTACAACGATACAGGTTTGTTTGGTCAACAGTTATTCAAAGGTGGTAAGTATGTTACCATTGTAGAAGGGGAATGTGATGCTATGTCTGCTTATGAACTCTTGGGTTCTAAGTGGGCAGTAGTGTCCATAAAGCGTGGTGCACAAGGTGCAGTACGTGATGTAAAAGAAAGCCTTGAGTTCTTTGAAGAGTTTGAGAATGTAATCATTGCATTTGATAATGACAAGGCAGGTAAAGAAGCATCTATTAAAGTAGCTAGACTATTTAAACCTAGTAAAGCTAAGATACTGACACTACCACACGGTTACAAAGACCCCAATGATATGCTCCGTTCCAACAGACATAAAGAATTTGTTGAAGCTTGGTGGGCATCAAAAGTTTATACACCTTCTGGTGTTATAAATGTTTCAGAACAACGAGAGAAGTTCCATAACAGAGAAAGAAAAGAGAGTGTCCCTTATCCTTATGAAGGATTAAACAAGAAGCTATACGGACTTAGACAAGGAGAACTTGTAACACTTACAGGTGGTACAGGGCTTGGAAAGTCTAGTGTAACTAGAGAACTTGAACATCATCTTATTAAAAGTACCAACGATAACGTAGGTATCATAGCTTTAGAAGAAGATTGGAGACGTACCATTGATGGTATCTTATCTATTGAAGCTAACGCTAGGTTATATGTAGACCAAATAAGAGATAGATTTTCTAAAGAAGAACTAGATAAAATGTTTGATATACTTTATGACGGTGATAACAAGAATAGAGTATGGGTGCATTCACACTTTGGAACAAATGATATTGATGATATCTTTACTAAACTTAGATTTATGATTATAGGATGTGATTGTAAGTGGGTTGTAGTAGACCATCTACACATGTTAGTTAGTGCTGTACATGAAGGAGATGAGAGACGAGCTATTGATTCTATTATGACTAGACTTAGAAGTTTGGTAGAAGAGACAGGAGCAGGTATCATTTTAGTTTCACACCTACGTAGAGTTGATGGTAATAAAGGACACGAGAATGGTATAGAGGTTTCTTTATCTCATCTTCGTGGCTCAAATAGTATTGGACAGTTATCTGATTGTGTTATAGCATTAGAAAGAAATCAACAATCAGATGATGAAGACGAAGCTAGAACAACTAAGCTTAGAATACTTAAGTCAAGATACACCGGTGATGTAGGCATGGCATGTAGAGTTATCTATGATGCCGAAACAGGAAGACTCTCTGAACTCTCTGATAATGATATAGAATTTGATGGTAGTTTAGATGAGGCTTTTTAATGCAGTTAGTATTTGATATAGAAACAGATGACCTGAAAGCAACTAAGATACATTGTATCGTTGCTAAAGATGTAGATACTCAGGAGGTTTTTTCATTTTCCCCTGATAACTTACAAGCAGGTTACGAGTTTCTTACAACAGCAGATACTTTGATAGGTCATAACATTATTGGATTTGATATACCTATGGTACACAAGTTCAGTAATGTAGACCTCTCTAAAATTCCAGTAATAGATACGCTTGTTTTATCTAGGTTATTTAATCCGGCAAGAGAAGGAGGACATAGCTTAGAGAAGTGGGGATACAAACTTGGCTATCACAAAATAGATTTCTCAGACTATCTTAATTATTCACAAGACATGATGGACTATTGTATCCGTGATGTTGAACTTAACTTAGAAGTTTTTAAGGAGTTAAGAAAAGAAAGTAAAGGGTTTGATAAAGGTTGTATACAACTAGAGCAAAAGGTTGCAGAGATAATTAAACAACAAGAGGTCAACGGATTTAAGTTTGATACTCAACATGCTTTACTGTTACTTGCTGAACTTAGAGAAAAGAAACAAGCAATAGAAGATGAGGTGCATAACACATTTAAACCTAAGTGGGTTGATGATAAGTTAGTTACACCTTATATAAAGAAAGATGGTGAACTATCTAAGCGTGGTCTTACTGATGATGAGTACGATAGATGTATAACAACTGACAACACAGACCCTTTCATGCGACAGTCTTTACAAGAGTTTAATCTAGGCAGTCGTAAACAAATAGGAGAATATCTTATTGACTTTGGTTGGAAGCCTGAAAGATTTACACCAACAGGTCAACCAATAGTAGATGAGAAAACTTTATCTGCAATCACACACATACACGAAGCTAACTTAATAGCACAGTTTCTTTTACTTCAAAAGCGTATAGCCCAGATTGATTCTTGGATTGATGCTACTGAAGAAGATGGAAGGGTGCATGGCTTTGTTATACCTAACGGTGCTATCACAGGCAGGATGACTCATAGAAATCCTAACATGGCACAAGTTCCTAGCTCTCACAATCCTTATGGTAAAGAATGCCGAGCTTGTTGGACTGTTGAGGATGGTAATGTTTTACTTGGAGTTGATGCTTCTGGTCTTGAGATTAGAATGTTAGCTCATTATATGAATGACGAGGAGTACACTAATGAAATCATTAACGGAGATATACACACCTCTAATCAAGAACTTGCAAAGCTTGAATCTAGAGATAAGGCAAAGACATTCATCTATGCACTCATGTACGGAGCAGGAGATGAAAAACTTGGGAACGTGGTTGGAGGAACTACAGCAGATGGTAAAAGAGCTAGACAATATTTCTTTGATAATAAACCTACATTCAAATCTCTTAGAGACAGAGTACAAAGAGCATCTGCAAAAGGTTATCTCAAAGGACTAGACGGTAGAAAGCTTTATGTTCGTAATCAACATTCAGCTTTGAACACCTTGCTTCAGGGAGCAGGTGCTATTATAATGAAACAAGCATTAGTTATTCTTTCAGAGAGATTAACTTTAGGAACTGTACCTCACAAATTTGTAGCTAACATTCACGATGAGTGGCAGATAGAAGTTCCTGAGTGTAGAGCAATGCGTGTAGGTAGCCTAGCTGTTACCTCTATAATAGAAGCAGGTGAACATTTTAATCTTCGTTGTCCCCTTGATGGCGAATACAAGATAGGAGATAACTGGAGTGAAACCCACTAAGAAAGACCAAAAGAAATTTGACCTTGACTTATCATATGGTGAGATAAGGGAAGATAAAGTTAGAGACATGTTAGAAGGAAAGAAGATAGAAGTTAAATCAGAACGTGGAATGTGGATGAAGACAGGTAACATATGTATAGAGTATGAGTCATGGAACAAACCATCTGGTATCAGAGCAACTGAATCAGACTATTGGTTTCATAACTTATGTGTAGGAGACAATGAGTTTTGTACTCTTGTATTTAAAACAGATGTACTAAGAACTATAGTGGATAAACTTGATACTTTTAAAACTGTATCAGGTGGAGACCATAACGCAAGTAAAATGTTCCTTGTAAATCTACAGAAATTATTCTCATCAGATGTAATAAAAGCATTTAAGGACTCAGAAGATGGAAAAGAAAATGGAAAAAAATGAAAAAACACTTGACAGTTCTAGTCAAGAAGTATATAATAAACTGTCGGCTAATAAATTTAAGTCGGAATCTGGTCATTGGTATACGCAAGAAGGTGAACCAATGTATACTATCGTTGGTGCTAACGGTAAAGAAAGAAACACTACTCTTAGAGATGCAAGGAAAGAAAACCTAGTACCTTCAGTAACTACTATTCTTAGTATGATAGCCAAGCCTCAACTAGAGAATTGGAAAATCAATCAAGCACTTAACTCTGCTCTTACTTTAGAGAAAGATTCTTTAGAAACTATTGAAGAGTTTGCATACAGATGTAAGCAAGACTCTAAAAGAATAGGTCAAGAAGCAGCAGAAAAAGGTACAAAGATTCACGCTATGATTGAACGTGGTTTTCTTGGTGAAGAGAAGACAGAAACCTATTGTGTTATTCAAAACTATTTAGATGAAATGTTTCCTGATGAAGAGTGGATAGCTGAAGCTTCTTTCTGTGCTGACTTAGGTTATGGTGGTAAAATAGATTTATATTCTAAGTCCGGTATCTTTGTAGACTTTAAAACTAAAGATAACTTAGAAGGTAAAGACCCATCTAAATTAGTATACGATGAACACGGTATGCAGTTGTCTGCTTATGCACAGGGTTGTGGCTTTGATGATGTTGAAAGAGTATCTATCTTTGTTGATAGAGAAGACACAGAGCTTATAGCTTGTCATATATGGGATAAAGAATCTCAAACTAAACATAGAGAAATGTTTAATAGTATTTTAAATTATTGGAAACTTGTAAAAAATTATGCACCAGAGAAAGTCTAAACAGTTAAGAAGAAAAGCAGAAGCTTTGTTAATAGAGTGGATAAGAACTATGGTTCCTGAAGGTGAAGATGCTACTAAGATTAGTAAGAAAAATCTACAAGAGTTCTTACCTGAACAAACACATATCTTTGCTAACAATAAGTTTATGATAAGTGCTTACAGTCTTCGATGGTTTTATAAACAGGTAAAAAGAAATCCTGATATAACTCTGGAAGAACTAAGTGGTTAGAAGAGTACCAAGAAAAGCAAGACCTAAGAAAACTAATGTGCCTAAAGGTTACGATAGTTTATGGGAACATGTTTTACATGAAACAATACTTCAAGATTGGAAACATCATTGGGATAACATAAGCTATGTGGTTAAGCATAAGTATGAGCCTGACTTTGTAAAGATAATAGATGGTAAAACAATATTACTAGAAGCTAAAGGTAGATTTTGGGACTATGCAGAGTATAGTAAGTACATACATATAAGAGAAGCACTACCTGAAAACTATGAGTTAGTGTTTTTATTTCAGAAACCTTTGTCTCCTATGCCACAGGCTAAGAAAAGAAAAGACGGAACTAAAAGAACACATGCTGAATGGGCAGATACTAATAACTTTACATGGTATAGTGAAGAAACATTACCAAAGGAATGGAGGACATGAAATATAAATTTAACGAAGACCAAGTGTTAAGAGAAATAAGAACTTATGTAGATAGAACTTATGAAGCCCATTATGGTAACGGTAAATATCAAGCAACAGATATGATTATAGATGCAGGACACGGAGAGAGTTTTGGTATTGGTAACATTATGAAATATGCTATGAGGTTTGGAAAGAAAGATAATAAGAAAAAAGAATTAATGAAAATAATACACTACGCTATCATAACTATGTACGTGTTAGATGAGGAGAAAAACAATGGTTGAAGATAAGATAGGGAAAAAACCTTACTTAGGAATTGAAATAGATTATGGTAAAGAAAAACAGTTTGATAAATTTAGTATTGATACATTAAAAGATAGATACTTTTGGGAGAATGAAACACATGCACAAGAAGCCCTCGCAAGAGCCTCCGTCTTCGGAGCCACCTTCAAAGGTGAGACAAACTTTGAACTTGCTCAAAGACTTTATGACTACAGTTCCTCTCGTTGGTTCATGTTTAGCACTCCTATACTTAGTAACGGAGGAACAAGCCGTGGGCTTCCTATCAGTTGCTTTCTTAATTATGTTCCTGACAGTAGGAGTGGTTTATCTGCTCATTATGACGAGAATATTTGGTTGGCAAGTTCAGGTGGAGGCATTGGTGGATATTGGGGAGATATTAGAAGTAACGGTATATCTACTGCTCATGGCAGTCGTTCTACTGGAAGTATTCCTTTCATGCATGTAGTTGATTCTCAGATGTTAGCCTTCAACCAAGGCACTACAAGACGTGGTAGCTATGCCGCTTACATGGACATTAGCCACCCAGAGATAGAAGAGTTTATTAACATGCGTAAAGAATCAGGTGGAGACATTAACAGGAAGAATCTTAATCTTCATAACGGTGTCAATATAACTAACTCATTCTTACAGGCTGTAGAAAACGATGAAGACTGGAGATTAATAGACCCTAAGACTAACGAAGCTGTAAGGGTAATCAACGCTAGAGATTTATGGTGGCAAATAATAAACGCTAGGGCAGAAACAGGTGAACCTTACATGGTAAACATAGATACATGCAACGAAGCATTACCAAAAGGACAAAAAGATTTAGGGTTAAAAATCAGACAAAGTAATTTATGTTCTGAGATAACACTACCAACAGATGAAGAACGTACAGCAGTATGTTGTTTATCGTCTGTTAATTTAGAACACTTTGATAAATGGTCAAAGGATGATATGTTTATATCAGATTTAATAACAATGCTTGATAATGTATTACAACACTACATTGACAACGCAATAGACACAACACAGTTAGGAGAATATAGTGCAAATTTTAAACGCTTTCAAAAATATGTTAAAGAAGGTCAAGAGGGGTATACAAAATCTGCCTACTCAGCGTATAGGGAACGGAGTCTCGGTCTTGGTGCTATGGGTTTTCATGCTTATCTACAATCTAGGAGCATACCTTTCGAAGGTATTTTTGCAACTGGTTTCAACCACAAAGCGTTTACTTACATCAAGTCCAGAGCAGACGATGCAACTAAAGAGTTGGCTGTTGAAAGGGGTGAGGCTCCTGATATTCATGGGAGTGGTAGGAGGAATGCTAACCTCCTTGCTATTGCTCCTAATGCTAGTAGTGGTATCATCTGTAGTGGGACTTCTCCTAGTATTGAGCCTTACAGGGCTAACTGCTATACTCACAAAACTTTATCCGGAAGTTACCAAGTTAAGAATAAATACTTAGAAAAGCTTTTAAAATCTAAAGGATTAAAAGGTAAAGAGTTAGAACTTATGTGGAAAGATATATCAGGTAGTGATGGTTCAGTACAACACTTAGATATACTTAACGATGATGAGAAAGAAATATTTAAAACTGCTAATGAGATAAATCAAATATGGGTAGTAGAACACGCTTATAAAAGACAGGAGTTTGTATGTCAAGCTCAGTCAGTTAATTTGTTTTTTACAATACCTAAATCAACAGAACCTCAAGAAGTGCACGATGCTTATATGCAGTATGTAAATGATGTGCATTGGTATGGAATGAATAAATTAAAATCACTCTATTATTTTAGAACTAATGCTGCAAGAAATGTAGAAAATGTAAACACTAAAATTCCACGCATACGGTTAGACGATGTGGAATGTATAGCCTGTGAGGGATAATATGGTTAAAAAATATATACATGTTAATCAACATAAAATAAAAGCAAACAAAAAAAATAATACTAACGAACCTGTTATAACTATTAAAGAAGGTAGGACAAATACGTACTGCCATGAAGTAAAAGTATTAGGAGAATGCATTATAAGATACGGAGGTAATGACAAACCTATCCTACCTTGTGGTGCTAGAGTTGTTATTGAAACTGATGCTGATTACAAAATAATAAAACCAGAAAAATATGTAAAGGTTTCTTTATGAAGTGTTGGCATTGTAACACACAATTAATATGGGGCGGAGACCACGACATAGAAGAAGACGAAGAATACGTTATGGAGACTAACTTAAGTTGTCCTAAATGTAATTCATTAACAATAGTATATTTACCAAAGGAAGAAGAATTATGAGCTTATTAAAAACTAGAGATTACTACAAACCGTTTGAATATCCGTGGATGTTTGACTACTACGTACTACAAAACCAAATGCATTGGATGCCTGAGTCTGTACCCATGCACACAGATGTAAAAGATTGGCAAGAGCTTACACCTATAGAAAAGAATTTACTTACACAAATATTTAGATTGTTTACTCAGTCAGATGTAGATGTAGCGTCAGGTTATATAGATAAGTATATGCCTATCTTTAAAAAACCTGAAGCTAGAATGATGATGGGTTCTTTTGCAAACATGGAATCAATACATCAACATGCTTATAGCTTACTACTTGATACAGTTGGAATGCCTGAAATAGAGTACAAAGCTTTTTCAGAGTATGAAGAGATGGCAGACAAACACGATTATGTTGGAGAGTTTAAACCTCTTAAATCTGATAAGAAAACTATTGCTAAAACTTTAGCAGTTTACTCAGCTTTTACAGAAGGACTACAACTCTTTAGTAGCTTTGCTATTCTACTTAACTTTCCTAGGTTTGGTAAGATGAAGGGCATGGGACAGATAGTTACTTACTCTATACGTGATGAGTCTATGCATGTTGAAGCTATGACCAAGTTGTTTAGAGAATTTATCAAAGAGAACATAGAGATATGGACAGATGATTTTAAAGCAGAGCTATATCAAATATGTAGACACATGGTAGAGCTTGAAGATAAGTTTTTAGACTTAGTGTTTGATATGGGAGACATAGAAGGACTAACTAAAAAAGATATGTACGCATATAATAGATACATAGCTGATAGAAGATTACTTCAACTAGGACTTAAAACTAATTATGACCAAAGAGAAAATCCTCTTGGTTGGATTGATGAAGTAACAGGAGTAGAGCACCAGAATTTCTTTGAGGGCAGAGCTACTACTTACATGAAGGCAGGACTAAGGGGCAGACAGGACGCTATTAACTTTACAAATTTAAAGGAACCTAATGATTAATAAAGAAGAAGCTAACTTAATAAGCTTCAAAGTTTTACTAACGAGAGATAATAAAATAATTACAGAGTTTAGTATGCTACCTGAAAATATGGTAGATGATGTTATACCTCAAGATGATAGACCATTAATAAAAACTATACTTAGACACGGTAAGGATAAGTTAGGTAGTGTACACGAGTACTTACAGAAACAACTTAAAGGCTTTCAATAGTATATATTATTATTTCTTTTTCCTTACCCTTTACATGGATAGGGTCTAAGAATATAGTGGGCATAGTAGAGTTAATAGCTGTGCTATGTCCTATAACTATATCCTCTCCAACTTCTTTTGTAGAACTTTCTAATCTAGCTGCTAAATTAACAGCATCACCTATGGCAGTATAATCAAAGCGTGTATCACTTCCCATATTTCCTATCACAGCTTCTCCTGTATTTATTCCTATACCAATTTCAATTCCTAAGTCTGCTTCTTGCATATTCTTTTTTATTTCAAGAGCTGTTTTTATTGCCTTAGTTTCGTGGTCAGTTAAGTCCATAGGTGCATTAAATATAGCCATCATTGCATCACCAATATACTTATCAACCATACCTCCGTGTTTCTTTACTGCATCAGCTTGTATAGTTAAAGCTTTGTTCATTATCTCTGCAACTTTCTCAGGCTCTAGTCTCTCTGATAAACTTGTAAAGCCTCTAACGTCTGTAAATAAGAACGTACACTTACGCCTTTCACCACCTAACCTTAATAACTCTGGATTATCTTGTAATCTTTTTACTTGTCTTGGGTCAAGGTAATGTTCAAACTGTTTCTTAATCTGTTGTCTTAATTTAAATTGTGTTCTAAAGTTAAGATAGAATTGTTGAGTTGCAATAAGTGTCATACATGTCATACTCCATGTAGAATCTATAAGTACATTTTGACTTACAAAGTAGTATTCAAGATATCCCACACCTGCTAACATTCCTAAGAATGATACTACGCCTTTGGTGATACCAAGATAGTTGATTGCAAGAGCTGTCAGTAAGCCTGAGACACACAATAACAATAGCTCAACAAACAATCTAAAGTCTGGTATTTGAGGTGTATCCATTAACATACTTTCAGAGAGTGCTGCTTGTATTTTATGAGGTTCTAATAGTCCGGTAGGTGTTGCAAGTTGAGGGGATATACCCTTGGCTGTAAAGCCTACAAACACAAACTTGTTAGCAACATCCATTTCATCTAATGTAGTTTGTGGTGTGTCTACCCAGCTTACATATTTACGACCTAATGAATCTGTAGAGATGGGTGGGATGCCTCTTACTCTAACCTGTTCAATTCCATTCTGATTTGTAACAATCTGATAAGTTTGACCACCTCCTAGTATTTTTAAAACTTCTGTTCCAAACGAAGCTACCCACCCATTGTCTGTTTGCTGTAGTAAAGGTATACGCCTTACTAAGTTATCTACATCTACCGGTGCAGATATAGCACCTTGTCCTGCTGATTGTTTTAATACATCTATGTTTTCTAAAAAGCCCTGTGCTTTTGGTAATGAAATGATTGGTCCTTTGATAACTGTACCTACTGTAGAGGGGTAACTATTGTTAGCTACTTCAGGCATAGCTATAACACTAGGAGACTTTGAAAGCTCTAAAGCAAACGCATCGTCTCCTCCTAGTCTATCAGGGTGTGGGAATAACATTACCCAACCAACACCTAACGCACCTGCGTCCATTATATCTTTGTGAATCTTTGCAAGTGTATCTCTAGGCAGGGGATATCCACCCTGTTCATCTAGGAATTGTTCGTCTATGTTGAGGATTGTAAAGTATCCAGTAGGTTCTGGAGTTGTAACAAGAGCATCAAAAGTCTTGAGTCTCATTACTTCTAATGGTGCAAGGTTGAAGAGGAGAGGTAAAGTTAATAGAGTTAATAAGGTGATTGCCCACTTCATGTTAGTCTCCTTGTGTAATTTTAATAGTAGAGTCTCCTCCACCATTAACTATAATCTGTGTGCTCTTACCGTTTTGTATCATAATAACGGTGTAAGCATTTGACTTGTCTAAGTCTAATCTTATTGTATCTTCTAAAGTTTTATAAAAAGTTATAAGGTTGTCTGTAAGAAAAGTATTTATTTGCGTAGAAGAATCATACCCAACTTGAGTACCTTTTAAATCTATAGATGTATTAAGTAAAGTTTCTGTCTGTTCTAATTCATTAACGTCTTCTATTATATCTAACAAGTCTTCAAGAAAGTTTACATCAAGATAATTAATATCTAACTCAGTAAATTCTAACTCATCTTCAGCAAGATAATCTACTTCTAAATCATCGAACTCCAAAAAGTCAACATCCAAAATGTTACCAGTGCTACTACTTCTGCTTTCTCCTTGTACACTTTCGGTTTCCTTTGGCGGGTTTACAATTAACATGTTATCAATTAACTCAAGTGTTAAGTCAAGGATAACGGGCTTAGTTGGTGCAGATTCAAACATTGAAACTGTAGTAGCTTGATAAGGTTTATTAAGTACTACTTGTCCCATAGCTGTAGCAACAACTATCTCACCACTAGGTAGACCATCGTTGTCAGGTAAAAGAATAACAAGAGAACGTCCTAGTTCATCTACAGTAACCGTGAAGTCAGTTCCACGTATACCTATCGTAGCACTAGGAGTTTTTATTAGAATATTTTCTTTGTCTATTGTAGCTAACTTACCAGTAATAAACCTTGCAGTTCCACTAGCAAATTGTAGAGCCATCTTAGATTTAGATGGGTCAGGGTCATAGATAAATTCATCTATAATTAATTTAGAATGCTCAGTCAATCTAACCTGACTGTCATCTTTAAATGTAATACCCAATCTTCCGTTAGAAGTTTGGACATTATCAAAACTGTTTATATTAAAAGATAAGGCAGCGTTAAAGGTTTTATCCCTTACAACCCTGCCTGTACCGTTTAGTTCTGTTATATTACCTATATCAACAGCCGACTGCGGTTCCGCCATCGTTCTGAATGACACAGATAGTACCGCTAGAACCAGTAGACAATATTTTAAGCCAATCATTATCAAGTGTACTCATTTGATTTATATTAAAAGTTCTGCTGTTACCTGTTTGGTCAAGGTAGAAGTAACCTCCTGCGTATCCTTGTCCGTCAAAGTTTACAGTGTTTGAATCACCATCAATATCCATGTAGTTAGTAGCACCGTCATAATCTATATCAGCATTAATAGTATTGCTATCTCCGTTAATAATCCAATCTAAGTCTGTATTACTAGACATAGAGCTTGTAGCTAAATCAAGTGTAAAAGTATTACTGCTACCAGTTACATCTACATTAACATCTGAACCATCAGCTCCATATGTATTAGTAGGGTCAACTTGTATAGTAAAACCGTTACTGCTTCCATCAAACTCAAAAAAGCCTGTGAAGTTATCAGCAGTTATATCTCCTAAGAAACTGTTAGTAGAACCTATTTGGTTTATGTCCAGTGTCATAGAAGTTCCGTCTAAATCTAAAGGTGTTAAAGTTCCGGCTACGGAATTTAGTCCACCTATAATATTAGCAGAACCTAATTGCTCTAAATCAAGATTAGCAGTAGCTCCAGATTGTTCAACGTATATCTCATTATCCGCTGCATAAGTCATTATAGACATAATCACTAGTGCAGTTAGTATTAATTTGTTATTCATATTCCCAATAGCCTCTCTCTATTCCTATTTTTATTATGTTTAAAACACCTGTCTCTATTGCCTTTTGCAAAGCTATAGAAACACTTTCATTCTCAGCAACACCACCTTCTACTTCCACTAGTTCAGTACCAGTTTCAATAAAACGAAATATATCCTGAGAAATACTTGTTGATAAAATACTTTTAGAAACTAATGTTTCTGTAAGTACTTCACCAGTTGATACAGATACTAACCTTAAAGATATAGTAACTGCATCTTCTCTGTACTGTTTACTAGAACCTATTCCTAGATATCTAGCACCAGCACCTCCAGATTTGAGGTTAGCTTCATAGCTAACAACTCCACCCTGAACTAGTAACCCTGCAAATAGCAAAGGTTTCATTTGTTTATCTTCTTCAAACTCTTGACGAGTGCTTCTAATTAGTTGTCTTTCTTTTGTTAGGTCATCTAAACCTACTCTTTCTACAACTCTAAAAAATTGTCCACCTGCTGTATGTTTAAAAGCTCTAATTAAAAAAGCTTCAGGTGCTTGTGTAATAGCTGTACTAAACAAAGCAAAGGTACTGTTACTTTTTCTTTGCCCTGTTAAGTCTCTAAAACTATTAGGGTATATTGCTATTGTTGGCTTGTTCTTAGCCGGTGGTAAATTCTTTAACTCTTCTGATTGTAACTCTATTGTAGAAGTAGACTGTATTTTTTTAGTTAATACTAAGTCACTATTCTCATTTAGAACTGCACAACTAGAAAGTAAAGCTACCAATAGGCAAAGAAATAACTGTCGTGTTCCCATCTGAGTCCGTAATTGTTAAAGTTATTATTCCATCTACAACACTATACTCTATAGTATTGCCTTCTAATTCTAATATACCGTTATCTGAAGGTGTCTCTCCAAATAAATTTTCTACTAACTGTCTAGATAACTGTGCGTATATTCTAGACTCTAAATTTCTTATAAATCTTGCAAGTGTAGTATTTTCTTTGTCTCTTTCTATCTGGTCTTGTAAAGCTTTTATCTCTGCTTTGAGAGCTTCTTTACGATTAAACTCTTGATTTTGTATTGTAAGATAATGACTTGAAGTTCCTATGCCACTAAAACTAGGGCTTTTAAATTTAAATACTACTTCGTCCGACAAACTTCCTATAGAAAAACAGACAATAAGTACACACCAAAAAGCTATACACCAATTACAGTTGCGTATAGTTTTGTCGCTTTTAAATGTCGGTACTAATTTCATATCTTTTAAAATAAATTACTAATTACTATCATAGATAACAACATAAAACCTAACACACAAACTTGAACTATTGAAGCTATTGTAATTTGTGTCATTGGATGTATGTCCTCTATTGTATCAATCTTTTCGTTGGTCTTTTTTTCCATCTGCTCTTGCTATTCTATCTACGTCTACTTGAACTCCTAATACTGTTCTACACATAGAGTCTATTCTTATCATATCGTTATCCATCTGTCTTACTCTATCTATTAATGCAACTATCATACTGTGTTGCACATCTAATTTTTTATGTACGTCTGCTATTAAATGTTGGAATAATTTCCAAACCATCCAACCAGCACCTACTGCAAAAGCTGCAGGAATACCTACAGTCTCTAACAAGTCCATAAACTGATTAGCGTTCATTATCTACCCTTTGCTAAACTACCACCAAAGTACATACCTATAATAGCTGATACTAAGTTAGTGTCTAATTGAGTTATTACAAGCCCTTGAAAAGTTATCCACTCAAATATTTCTCTACCTTCTCTAAAGAATAAAAATCCCGGATTCCAATTAGTATAACCTACAGTAACAGATACATCAGGA